ACACTATAAAAACGAAATGTGCTTAATGGGGTTACATTTGGGGTTACAAAATACGTCAAAAAATGACCTTATAATCATAGGAAACTAACCGAAATTAGCTTGAAATTGCATTAAAAGTGCCGTATAAGTACCCCAAAATGCACGTTATTTTACGATGAAAAACCGCATAATCGCTTGAACAGTAACGAAAAAGCATTCAAAGGACATTAAAAAAGCGTGTGTGCGGTATAAAAGAAGAGTCACGGGATCGATAAAAGATGCCGTGACTCTTCCTTATTATATGTGATTTGCTTACTCTATCGTGTGGAATGTGATGGAGGCCTTGACGATGGCGAGGGCGTGAATGCTTTCAAGCGGAATGTCTTTCGGCTGAAAGCGCTCATTCTGGCTTACAAGACGAATGTAGTCCGGACGATCTGACTTCTGGACATACTTGACGACGGTGAAAGTGTCTCCACCGGCTTCAAAGGAGAGAAGATAGATCTGCCCCCAAAGGATACTGTCAAGGGTGAGCTCAAGTCTCTTGTAGATTATGATGTCACCGGACTTGAGGAGCGGTGTCATAGACTCTCCCCTGACATAGATCGCACCATCAACCGGCGGAAGATTCGGAACACGAAGATAGTCCTCCGGATTGATATGATTGTCTGTGAATATGGCCATCAAACCTGCGGTCGCGCTCAAATCATAGAGAGGGATGTCCTGGACATCCAACTTTCGGTCTGTGCTCAGGGCGAATGTGTGAGCCGGCTTAACTTCAGAAGAAGATTTAAGCATCTCTCCATCTCCAGTAAGAAGCCAATCTGAAGATATATTATAAGAATATACCAACTGGGACATAATTTCTGTACCAGCCATCATTCTTTTATTCAGAATTTCTGAAAACTTAGACGGCTTAACGCCCAATTCGTCAGCCAATGCCGATTTAGATAAGTCTGGCCGCGAATCGAGGATATATTCAATCGCTCGAATTGTCCTGTTGTTGATATCTGTTTTATCTACCATAATTGTTAAATTTCAGAAATTCTGTTGTTAATTCAGAAATTCTGTATATATTTGCAAAAAGTTCATCTTGTGAACTCACGTTGCAAATATAGGCAAAAACGACAAACAACAGATATTATGGGAAAATTTATCAAAACATCGGTAATGCTTCGCGCCAAATTGGCAGAGCAGTTCGACGTGTCAGTTAACTGGGTAAAAAAAGCCCTGTGCTTCAAGACCAATTCGAAGACAGCCATTAAGATCAGGGAAGCCGCGCTGGCAGCCGGAGGAGAAGAACTGGAGACAAGCTTCTGCCCGGACTGCACTACAGAACACACCCAGGATGAAATCATCCAGAAGTTCAACAATGGAGTAGTGCTGACGATCAGCAAGAAGGACAGCAGTGCAGTGCTTATCCGCAAGGGTGAGGTTGTTAAGAAGTACCGCAATGTCACTTTTGACAAATGGGGGTTTCTGGTGGAACAGGCGAGCTTGATGGCGAATATAAGATAGGAGGAGAGGTTATGAATACCGATATCATTTTCGAACTGATAAAAAGACTCGCTGATGAGTTAAAATCAGTGAAAGGTCTTACATACGAAGAAGGTAATATCCCCGTACTCGGAGAAGAGGTCATTTCTACTCAATTTCAAGCCTTGCCGAAGATCGATATTTCTGATAAATGTGGAAGGCACACAGAAATACCTTGTCCAGAATCTCCTTTCGATGTTCATCTTCTCCAATATATCTTATCCAAATTTCAAGACTTCGATTCACCTCTATGCAAGGAATCTCATAAGACTCGGGAATGTCAAAGTATTGAGACCTATATCGCACGCCTTGTTTTCGAAGATGGAGAAGAAATTGGGTTAGCTCTTTACAAAACTGATAGCGCTCATCCCCATTGTAGCAAATAAAACGGATAGTCATATAAAGTTGATTTTTCGCTAAGGTAATAAAAATTGAGGGTTCCGGATAACATACTCACAGTCACTTACACCAATCTCACTCGCAGCGACAACGGCGAGGCGGTAATGAGTTGTAGTAATTACAAATTACTCGTTCATCGCCACCGCATCAATGTCGTCGTGCGTGGCGGTGGTATGGGCAAGGTCGCCGAGGTGGAGTGGATGAGTCTGCCGGACAGGTTCAAGGTGAAGTATATCGCGAAGTATGGAGATCCGGAGGAGGCACAGCTAAGACAGAACAGTATGATAACATTCGATGAGAAAGCCCGCGTGTTCTTCGCGCAGTATGAGCTTCCGGACGGGAGTCCTCTGAAGGAAGACAAGCAGCAGGAATATATGGTGAACGCATCCGTGCTCAACAAGATGCTTGAGATGGAGACGGTGCAGCGCCGCCAGAGGGCACAGAGAGGAAACCGCACACCGGTGTCGTGGGATAATATTATGGAGCAGTGCGAGCAGCTCCGCGAGAACTACGGCCATACTCTTCCGAAGAACGCCGCAAGACTTCGTGAGAAGATGCGCCAGTACAGCCGCGAGGGTTATGAGTGCCTGGTGAGCGGTAAGCTGGGCAATGCCAACACGACGAAGATCACCGACGAGGTGGCCGAATGGCTGCTTGCCCACAAGGCATCCGTGAATCCGGTCTATACGGTGGCTCAACTGCTCGACCTCTACAACAGCACGGCTGCGGAGAAAGGCTGGAAAGCCATCAAGTCCGCCCAGACGCTCATCGAGTTCTTCGAGCGTCCGGACATCAAGCCTCAGTGGTATGCCGTGGAGCAGGGAGCGCAGAGGGCGAACAACCTTTTCCTGCGTCAGAACAGGACGGTGATGGCAAGCTGCCGCGATGCGCTCTGGTACATCGACGGAACGAAAGTGAACCTCTATTTCAAGTATTGGGATGAGAAGAGCCGCAGGACCAAGGTGGGAACAACGAGCTGCATCTACGTGATGGACGCGCACAGTGAAGTATTCGTCGGCTGGTATATGTGTGAGAATGAGACTTTCCAGACTACATACGAGGCTCTGAGGAACGCATTCGAGAGAACGGGCTTTATGCCTTACGAGCTTGTGTCCGACAACCAGGCGGGCTTCACTTCGAAAGCGTCGCTGCGCTGGAGGGCGAAACTGGAGACTATCTCCCACACCACCACTCCGGAGAACGGCAAGTCCAAGACAATCGAGTCTGCGTTCGGACGGTTCCAGGCGGAAGTTCTGCACAGGCATATCAACTATACCGGCGGAAACATCACGGCGAAGAGCGCGAAGACTAAGGTGGACGTGGCGAAAATCATCCAGAACGTGGAAGCGCTTCCGACCTATGAAGAAGTCCGCGCCCAGAACGAGGCTGACATCAATACCTGGAACAGTCTTCCTCATCCGAAGTTCGCAGGCAAGAGCAGAATGGACGTATATCGCTCATCCGTCAATCCTCAGGCAATCGCACTGACCGACATTATCAGGGAGAAGGTGTTCTACATCGCAACGGAGAAGGCTTCGACGTTCAGGGCGAGCGGCATAGAGGTGACGCTTAACGGAGAGAAGAGGGCGTATGAGGTCTTCAGCGCTCCGAATACTCCGGATTTGGAATGGAGGCGGAAGAACACCGGACGGGAGTTCATCGTGGAGTACGACCCTCACGATCTTTCAAAGGTCCGCCTGTGCATCGACGACCCGAACTACGGTCTCCAGTTCAACACTTGGGCAGAGCCGTATATGATGATTCACCGCGCGATGCAGGACCAGGTCGAGGGCGAGCGTTCATCCATCATATCGGCGCTCAACGCCAACAAGAAGGAGATTGTCCGACGAGACCTTCAGACACGTGCACTTCAGATGAAATACGGAGTGGGTTATGAGAGTGCCGGTTACAATGCACCTCGCCCTCAGGGAGTGAGCCGGACGGAGTATCTGAGGTTTGCGGAGGAGATAAGGGCAGAGGAACAGGCTGAAGCGAGGAGAGAAGAGCCGGTTCGCGAGTCGCTTCCGGATTCAGTGGGACAGGTGCAGAAGGCACAGAGCAATTTCGACATCATCGAGGCGCTAAACAGACTATAAGATTTCCGGCATAGCTCAATGGATGAAGAGCGGCGGGTGTGACCTTGACGGAATGGGCACACATCCAGGCGACGGAGGTTCGATTCCTTCAGCCGGACCAAGACAAACAAACACACAAACATTATGGCAAAGTTAAATGACACACAGAAAAGGGAAATCAGTGAGAATCTGAGAACCTATGTAGGCCGTTATTCTTCTCAGAACAAGGCGGCAAATTCGCTCAAGGGCGTGTCGAGCGCGACCGTCAGCAGCATTCTCAACGGGAACTGGGCACTCATCAGCGATGAGATGTGGATGAAGGTGCAGTCGCAGATCTTCTCGTCCAGAGGCTGGCAGCTGTATGAGACGGTGGCTCACCAGAGCCTTATGCTCTATTTCCTCGACTCGCAGGAGGAGAGCAATGTGGTGTGGATTACCGGTCCGGCAGGCATCGGCAAGAGCACGGCGGCAGCACAGTATGCCGAGTCCCACAAGAACGTCTTTCTGCTCACTTGCAGCAGTGATATGACCAAGGCTGACTTTGTCGGTGAACTGGCGTCGAAGATTGGCATCAGAACCCACGGGATGACTGTACGCGAGACCTTGAGGTCCATATTCAGCGAACTGGTGAAGATGGAAAGTCCGCTGCTCATCTTCGATGAGGGCGACAAGTTGCCGGACAGCGTGCTCTATTATTACGTCTCCCTGTACAATGCCCTGGAAGACAAGTGCGGTATGGTGTTCCTCTCGACGAACTATATGGAGGAGAGGATGAGACGCGGTGTGACGAGAGGTCGCAAGGGTTACGACGAGCTGGAGAGCCGTATCTGCCGCAGGTTCGTTCCGCTGAATCTCGTGAGCGCCGCCGAGGTGGAAGGCATCTGTATCGCCAACGGAGTGACTGACAAGGCGGCCATCAGGAATGTGGTTGCGGAGGCACACAGTTGTGGCAATGACCTGCGCCGTGTGAAGAAGTCCGTGCACAAGGAGCTCCGCAAGAAGGCTGTTCAAGAAGGATTTGAAAAGTAGTCTAAAACCGTTCAAACGATATTCAAATGCCACGTTCACTCACAGCTAAAGAGATTCTGGGCATACGCCGCAAGACCATCACCCTTGAGGGAGAGTGGGGCAGGTGCATCGGCACGATGGACCGCTCCGGAGTGGTTTTCTTCTGGGGAAATTCGGGCAACGGCAAGTCTGCGGCAGTCATCTCCCTGTGCAAGGAACTGACCAGATTCGGCAAGGTGCTCTTCATCACTCTTGAGGAGGGGTTCTCGCTCTCTTTCCAGAACACTCTGAAGAGGTTCGATATGTACTCCTGCGGAAGCAAGTTCCAGGTGTTGGAGTCTGCCACTCCGGATGAGCTTGTCGAGAGACTGGCGAAGCCCAGAAGTGCCGAGTTCATCGTCATTGACTCTTACCAGTATATGGGAATGAATTACAGGGAGTATCTGGAGTTCAAGAGCAAACTGAAGAACAAGCTGCTGATATTCGTCTCCCACGCTGACGGCAGGCAGCCTGCAGGAAGGGCGGCAAGGTCGGTGAAGTATGACGCGATGCTGAAGATATGGGTAGAGGGGTTTGTGGCGTTCAGCAACGGACGATTCATCGGGGAGACAGGCAAGGCAGTGATCTGGAAGGAGGGGGCGTGGAATTATTGGAATACTAAGACTAAGGAATCAAATGAGTTCTATTATGAAAGCGATGGAAAAACAGACAAAGAAGAATGATTATTCGCGGTTTTATGCTCTTCTGAAGCAGAATCCGATGCTTGAGAAAGAGGAAATCGTGAGCCAGTTCACGAATGGCCGCACGACCCACGTCTCACAGATGAGCCGTCAGGAGTTCATCCGGATGTGCGACGCTTTGCAGTATGGCAGCCCCACAGAGCAGAGGGCTCGCGAGTTGTCCCTGAAGAGGGCAAGGAGTGCGGCGCTGCTGCGTATCGGAAGGCTCGGTATCAAGACGATTGACAACTGGGACGGCATCAATGCTTTCGTGTCGAGTCCGAAGATAGCAGGCAAGAAGTTCTACGATATGAGTGTGGATGAGCTCAACTCTCTGGTGCGCAAGCTGGAGTCCATCATCCGGAGGGGAGGCCTGAAGAGTTTGGAGGAAGAGGAGCGGAGGAGCGAGAAGCGGAAGGAGGTGGTGGAGAAGTCGGCCGAGGCGATGAGCACGATGGCGATGGCGGAAGCAAGGATCGTGGAATCGAAGTTAAAGACAAGTAGGACATCAAGAGAGAGGATGAGTTGATATGAAATGGTATTGGTACATTCCGTTCGTGTCCCGGATAATGGACAGGCGGTGGGAGCGCAAGTGTTGCGCTGCAATGAAAAGGGAATATTCAATGTTTAAACAATTCTAATAGCAGACGTATTATGGAAGAAAACACGACAATGGCCGTTGAAATGACGGCGGATGAGTTTGCCAAGTTCAAGGCATTCCAGCAGAAGCAGCTCGAAGAGCAGCGCCAGGCCGCAGAGAAGAAGATGCGGGAGAACTACAGGGAGATGGTGGATGATGCCATCGAGTCTATGATGCCTAACTTGAAATCGATTTCGGAGGATCTTGCTACGTACAAGAAGAAGGTCTTCGATGAGTTCAAGGCGGTCATCGACATCAAGGAGGAGATGTTCAAGCTCAACAACAAGGAGCTGGACAATCAGTCCCATACATTCACGAACACGGCAGGCACCAAGAGGATTGTCCTCGGCAATTACGTGACTGACGGTTATCTCGATACGGCTGACGACGGTATCGCCAAGGTTAAGGCTTACATCGGTTCGCTGGCTAAGGATGATGATTCAAAGGCTCTCGTGTCGATGGTGATGCGTCTGCTTGCCAAGGATGCGAAGGGCACTCTGAAGGCTTCGAGAATCATCCAACTGCGCAAGATGGCAGAGGAGTCCGGCTCTGCGGATTTTATTGACGGCGTGCGTATCATCGAGGATGCTTATCAGCCGCAGGTGTCCAGGACATTCCTCAAGGCTTACACAAGGAACAAGGAGACTGGAGCGTGGGAGCAGATTCCACTCGGAATGACTGAAGCATAGGAGGTGAGGTTATGGTAAACTTGACAGAAGAGGAGAAGAGGTGTCTGAAGGATCACCTTGAGAAGAATCTGAGGAATGCGGCTGACGACATTCGCCACCTGGTGAGTCTGAACAATTCGAGGGAGCCGGAGCTGAGGGTGGACACGTTGGCGTCCAGTTTCAGCGATGACGGAGGATTTCTGGTCGTCTGCGGCTCGGCTCACCGGATGGCGGAGAACTTCAAGGAGTTCTTCAGGGAGAGGCCGGAGTTCAGGGCGGTAGTCCAGGAGGTATTGAGGGATATGTATAAAGTTGTTGACAGATAGAGAATGAAAGAGCAGAAACAATACGACTTCACTGGTGCACTCAAGACGATCCAGACAGACACCGTCGAAGCAATGGTCAAAGAGTTGCAGGCACTTGAAAACGATGGCGGCGAAGTGATTCATATCACCGCCATCGTAATGACAGTGAAACTATCGGATCCCCTTTAATGCTTTGGAAATATCCGCTTCGACAGAACGTTGAATGGTTAAAGATAAGTGAGTCATAAGTTTTATCTCTTAGCGAGCAAAGATAATCAAAATGGGAAAGAAAGGAAGAAATAGACGCCTGATTGAGGCGAGGAACAGGAAGATAGCCCAAAGGTATTACTATTGGACCGAGGTCAAGAGACTCCGGTTCGATGATGCCGTGAAGGAACTTTCGGAAAACGAGTTCTTCCTTTCCGAATTTATGATTTGGCAGATTCTGAAGAAGACTTCGGCGCCGAACACTCCGAAGGAATATGCTCCGAAGAAACAGCAGTCGAAGTCTTCTGATGATCAGCTCACTCTTTTCCCGGAAGAGGTGACACCTTGATTTTGAGTTCTTTCTTCGTAGTCTCCGGCAGGCACATTTCTGTCACTTCGAGAGTATAGGAAGATTCGTAAACCTTTATCCCGTGGTTCGCAGTGTAGAACCTTGAGGATGTCCTTATGAGAGCTGAACCGCAGCCGATGCAATGACCTTGCAGGAGCCGGTGCAGCTCTCTTCTTTTTTCCTCTCTGGAGAGAATCTTTCCGGTGGTGCCGGAGTTGTAGTGGGTGTCGTCGTAGCAGTCGATGCAGAGACGGACACTGACGGTGCAGAGTCCCTTTTGCGACAGCCCTCCGATGCTTTCCCAGGATGTCTCCGGAGCGTCGATGAGGACAGCGGGAAAGATTAGGGGATAGGACTCCCTGCTGTCGTCGAGCATTTCAAGCTGGCCATAGTCTTCGTCCACTGTGCGGATGTCCGGCATATTGTTGCCGATGAGTTCTATGATGTCGTTAAGAAGATGTTCCATTATTTCAGTTTTTTAATGTATTTTTCAAATTCATTGTTAATGATGTCGGAGACAATCTTGTCAACCTGAGGGGACGGGCCGAGGAAGCGTCTCTTCGGAATCTTGATTTTTCGCCCCGGCTTCTTTAGGGCCATAGCCTTCCAGAACTCCGCCTCTTTCGGGATTTCCTTTTTCTTGCCCTGTTTCTTTCCTCCTCCGGATTCATAGTATTTCGCCCAGAAGAATTTCTTCATCTTGGCTGTCACCCTTGCCTCCGCTCCTTCGTTATGGTAGGCGGCGTAAGGCTCGGGGTTCCGGATGGTGACCTGTGCGTTCCCCGGCACATAGTCGGTGCTGCTCATCAGATGGGTGGACTTGCTGAGGAGAGGTCCGTATGAGCCTGCCGCACCTTTGAAGGGGACGTCCTGCCTCTTGGTCCGCTTCCATTGGTCACCATAGAAGCCACCGCTGCGGAAGTTCTGCCGGACGGAAGACACGACCTCTTTGCCGACCTTTACGGGGATAACTCGCGAGCGGATGTGCATCAGGTCTTTAACTGCCTGTCGGACTTCTTTTTCGATATTGTTAGATGACATTTGGAAATGTGAAAATAAATCGTTTACTTTGCAATGCGGGGGGTAGACCGATATTTCGGAGCCTCCCGTTCTTTTTTATAACGAAAACTCAAAAATATCATTTCCTTGAATACAGATGATTTTATCAAATTTTAGATATTGTCCATCTTGTAATTTTTCAAGCCCCCTGTATCTTCTTACTGCTCCCTGCAACACAGTGCTATCAAAACCACCTTTGGGATAATATAAAACGGCTATCTGGGTAGTCCTTTTTGTCGCACAATGTTTTAATCCTCGAAGAATATTATTTTCTGTTGCAGTTTCTGTTCCCGCAATCTCAAACCTGTACCCATCCCAAAGACCTTCAGTAAACCTTTCGCCAAAAGAACCATTCCTTTCGCTCTCAAATACTATGGAATGACCTTTTCGAACTCCAATATTCTGAACATTGGTTTCATAATGACCTTTATTCTTATCAAAGTTATGCTCAATATGAGTAGCTTTCATACCTCCGCTTTGGATGTTAAACTCTACATCTTTATAATCAGAATTATTAGAATACTGTTTACAGAGTTCCGCATTCTACTGATATTGAGGATTGGACTTTAGTTGAGCGTCAGAGATGACCTTTTGACACGCCTGACAAGTCGCACAGTCTCTCTTGATGTTGAAGAACCCGTCCAACCTGTTTCTGAATTTCTTGTTGAACTGACAGTTTCCGCAGTCTTTCGGAAAGTACGGATGGTCTTCGCTGAAAAGTTTTCCGGTTTCACCGGGGTTGCCTTTCAGTCCACGGCTTGCAGTCTCCGTCTTGTCTTCAGTCACTCCGAGGTCGTTCACCGGTTCGTCGGTCTGTTCGCAGGTGCACTTGCATCCCCAGCGCTCTCCTGGATGGTGATGGTCCCAGAACGGATCATCTACAGGCAGGGTGAGCTTCTGCGTCCAGAAGCGAGCGTGAACCGGGTCGGGGTTTGCCGAGGTGGTAGGCATCCAGCGGAGGTTCGGATAGACGTCCTTCTCCGCCTCGAAGTGTTTCCAGTCGGCTGCTCGATGCGCACGGATGATGGCCGTGTTGTACTCGGTGTTCAGCCATTGGTCGCAGTATTTGCCGGTGAGCGGCTCGACATCCTTGCGGAACTGATGGAAAGACTTGAGCTGTCCCTTGTCATCAGTCATCTGCCTTGCGATGGCGTTCTGCATACTGTGAGTCCTGAACGCTGCGAATACTTCGTTATTGTGCCTTATCTCCTCAAGGAATCCGTCGGTGATGGCCTTTTCGTCATAAGCTTCGGAGATGCCTCTTGCGGCGGCACGGTTGAAGATTCTCAAGGTCTCCCGGAAGATGTCCCTCTGGATGTCGTTCTTGACATTGAATCCGTCGAAGATTGCTTCCAGTCCTCGCGTCAGCGCTTCCGGACTGAATGTTATGTGATGTTCTGCGGAGTTGGTGAAACCGCCGCATCGCTCGCACGTGTCGGCATAGAGGGAGTCAACCTGTGCGATGAAGGACTCATCTACAGCGCCCCTCCTTCCGGGGCTAAACCGAAAAAATTCTTCAGCCGGTTGGTGATCTGTCCCGTTTCCTCTTCTTCCCGCTTAGGAGGGTTGTTGAGACGCTCTGCCGTGAGTTGCTCCAGCTGTGCCCTCATCTCCTCCTGGCGAGCCTTTTCCGCCGCTTTCTGAGCCTTTATCTCATCGTAGGCCTCGGGCTTCTCGATGTTGAAAGTCTCGTACAGGTAGTCGTCGGAGATTGGCAGTCCCATAGCGTTGAGTTTCTCGACGATTGCAATCTGGGCGGTGGTGTCGATATTCTTCGATTCCACGTAGGTGAACTTGCCGCCACGGACATTGAAGCCCAGGCTCTCGAAGATGTCTGTCATCTCGTAGTTCAGGACATTGAGGATGTACTGACGGTCTTTCTTCTGCTTCTTGTTCTCCTCTTCGGCGTGGACGCTTCCTAAAGCCTCGCTGCCCGTGCTTTGTGCTGCGGTGGTGAGGGTGTTGCCGAGGACGGCAATGGACATCTCGATGTTGCAGGTCTCGTTGAATGCCTTGAACAGTTCGGAGCTGCCCTGCTTGGTGGCCGAGTCGATGATATTGAGGTTGCTGTCCTTCGGGTGGATGTACACGGCATTGGCTCCCTGCCTGCGGGCATCGCGGATGAGCCTCTGGCGTGTCTCCTCGTCTCCGGCGTCGTAGGTGTACTCGCGGATAGGAATGCCGAATATCTGGCAGTAGTTCGCCCAGTCTCCGAAGTTGCCTCTCTTGTAGAGCACCATCGGGACTATCTTCGCCATCAGTCCGAGGTCGCGGTCTCCCTTGCCCACGTAGAGGATGTTGTCGAAGTTCTCAAGAGGCTCGCCTGTGCTGTCGTACTCGTATCGGAGGATTTCTCTCCGGACGGGGTCGAAATGCTTGTACGGTACTTTGTAGTAGCTTATCCACTCTCCATCCTTGACGAACTGGAAGAGTCCGTAGCCGTAGAACTTTGTCATCAGTATGTCCTCGACGAAGTCGGAGAACCACGGAGCCTGTATCTGCTCGTTGATGATGTCATCCGGCTTGCCGTTGCGGCGGAACTCGATAGGGACGAGCGACACTCCGTCCTTTCTCTTGTCGATGAGTCCGGAGAGGTGAAGATCCATCATAGCCGACTCGTACATATCGTAGAGACGTGCACGGTTGTAGCAGTCGATTGCAGAGGCACTGTTGTACGCCTGCATAAACTTGTTTATGTCGAAATGGAAGACTTCCGGCGACTGGAGTATGATGTCCAGCTGCCGTCTCTCTTCGGGCAGATTGCTTGTCTGTGTGATGCCGCCCTCATAGATGCGGCCCTTCTTGTTATATTTTGCTTTGCGTGCCATATAGAGCTGTTTAAATGGTATTTGAACGGTGTTTATAGATAAGTTTCGCGGTGGGTGTCACTGGTTATCTGCCAGGGATTGCTGCTGTCCTCTTCGCTCTTGCGCGGAGCCCCGTCGATGGTGACAAGGCCCTTGGCGACTTCCTTCATCCAGGCGACCGCTCTTTCGTATCGGTCTTTCCGGATTTCCGAAATCTTGTATGGGTTATGGAGGCAGAAGATATGATATACCGCGATGTCGAGGCACATCATAAGGATGAGAGGATGCCTGTCCGTTCCTCTTGCGGAGAAGATGGTTTCCGTGTCGTAGAACTTCGACAGGTAGGACTTCATTTCGGAGACCGCCCTGTCTTCGCATATTTCTATGAGTATAGGGTCTGACTGTGCATCGCCCTTGAGCAGCGAGTCAAGTATTTCCCTATGGATGGATGCGTCATAGTCGCGCATTTCGATGAAATTGTCCATATCAGAGTCTGTTGTCATTTGATGATACTGAATTAAAGTCTATGGTGTCGATGACAGCCTTGCAGCTGCGCATCTTTTCGTCGATGATCACGATGGCACTCTCGATGCAGTCGGGACCGTCGGCGGGATACGGGAGCGAGAGGTCGAAGAGGGTGAACTGGTCGCGGAGTTCCTTCATATTCGGATTGTCCTCCAGGTCTTCGTTGAAAATCCAACGTCCTTCCCTGTCGATGGGTTCAAGCCGAGCCTCGATACGTGTGGCCTTGTCGGCTTTCTTGCGGTCGTCTCCGATGAGGTGGAGAGTGAATGGCTTGGTGCCATTCTTCTCTCTCACGATAGGCTTTATGACCTGCCCGAAGAACGGATCCTGAAGGCTGTTGTTCTCCTGGAAGCAATAGACGGTCGTCTGCATTCCGATCCTTTCAAGTAGCGTGTAGTACCAATCGACGTAATTGGCGTTCGTCTCGCGGGCGCAGAAGCCGTCGATGATGTAGTATGTCCCCTTGTATTGTCCGACAGCCCACACTGCCTTGTATGAGTTGCTCTTGTCCTTTTTGTTGGAATAGGATGGGTCGCCGTAGATGACGATGAACTTGAATTTCTTCAGTGACGGGACTTTGCCGAAAGGCAGATTCGTGAAGACCTTTCCCTCGCAGATGGGATTGTTGTTGTACTCGCCCTCGTATGTCTTCTTGGAGACGGAGCGGCGGATTCGTTCAATCTTCTCCGGGGTGTTCTTCTGCGGCCAGGTGCTGTTGCCGTCCTTGTCGGTGAGGTTGATGATGTCCCAGTGGTCCGCCATCTTGCCGGCACGTCCGACACAGGTGTCTTTCGCGATGATGTTGCCGGCCCAGAGCACAAGTGTCGGCTCGGATACTGAACGTGTCGGATAGTATGCCTTCTCCCACCAGTCCCACTTCTTGTCGAGGACAGACTGGTTACGGCAGTCCTGGTCAGTGTCGTAGTCATCGGTGAGCAGGATGTCCGGACGCACGTTCTCGTTCCTGCTGCCTCGCGGTGCCTGTCCTGCTCCCACGGCGGTGAATGAGGCTCCGTTCTTCAGGACGAAGTGTTCATCTGTCCAGTCGCCGAGGTTGACCTGGTCTCCATAGAAAGCCTTCAGTCGTCCGTTGGCCTCGAAATTGGCGAGGTACGGCTTGAGGAGTTTCTTCGCAGCATCTACCGTGGCGGCTGCAAGCATCACGTTCTTCTTCTGTCCCGTAAGGACGAGATACATCACGCAGAACATCACGATGGTACTCTTCGCGAGCTCACGAGACCAGGAGAGGACTTCGTACCACTCCGGATTGCCGAGTATGCGCTTGATGGCCCTTATCTGGAAGGGTGCGAACTCGTATTTCGTGTATTTCGGGAAGAAGTATTTTATCCATTCAATGGGGTGTGCCTCCAGATAGGTCTTTTTCTTCTGGATTTCCGCTTCGGAAAGGGTCTCGACGGGTGTGGAGTTCCGTATGTCCGCCTTATAGTCGGCCCATTCCTTGAGTTTGAGTTTGTCTTCCTGTTTCATATCACAGCTGCTCTTTCAGGAACGCGTCCCACAGATTTACGAAATCGATTGCCTTCTCCATATTCACAGGACGCAGCCATTCGGCGAAGCGTATGCCTGCGCTCACGAGATCGGAGATGCCTGTGTCCATCTCCAGCTTCTTGATGGCTGCGGAGAGTTTGGAGAGCGTGTCCGCCTGTGCCGGTGTGGCATAGCGTGTCCCCGGGTCGTTCTGACGTATGCACCTGTTGATTTCCTCTACCTGGGAATACATTCCCTTGAGAAGATGTTCACGGCTCACGGTCATTCCTGCCTTGAGTTCGTCCCATTGTCCTTCCTTGCACCATTTCGATATCGTCTGCCTGGTGCTGCCGACTTTCGCCGCCACTTCCTCGAAGGTGTATTGGCCGAGCGTATAGATGTCCTTTGCCAGGGCTTTCTTCTTGTCATTTGTCAATGCTGCCATATATCATTTGTTTTTCGGCAAATATGCCCCTTTTAACAGCCGTTTGAAAATTTTAATTTTATGATACTCAATATTTTCGACTGTCATAGTCGATATTTTCGAGTATGACAAAACGCCGATTTTGCGGTGTGCCAAATGAGGGTCATATTTGCGGAAAACGAATCAGTATGACCAAGAAATTTTTCAACATAATACCTTCCGAAGGTGAGTCCGCTTGCCTCCTCCTTTATGGACCGGTGGGAGAGGACGAGAAGGTGAGCCCGGCACAGGTAGTGACGGAACTGATGGAACTCCAGCGGGTCTATCGGAAGATTGACATAAGGATCAATTCCGTGGGCGGAGAGGTTTTCGCCGGCATAGCGATATTCAATGCCCTCACGGCATCGAAGGCGGACATAACCATATACATTGACGGCATCGCCGCATCCATCGCCGCCATCATCGCGCTATGCGGCAAGCCTCTCTATATGTCCAATCACGCGAGACTGATGCTTCATCGTGTCCGTGGCGTAGAGTGCGGTACGGCTGATAAGCTGCGTGCCGCCGCTTCGACTATGGAGAGGCTGGAGAGCACCCTTGCAGAGATGATTGCCGCCAAGTGCAAGTGCTCTGCGGAGGAGGTGTCGGCGAAATACTTCGACGGAGTGGACCATTGGTTCACGGCTGCCGAGGCGAAGGAACTCGGACTCATCGAGGGAATCTATGACATCGATGACGCCAACGCACCGGGCGCGGATGCGACGAATGACGATATCTATAAATTTTTCACAAACAGGCTTTCCGGTAACGGTTGGCCACTAATCAACAATAAAAATATGGCTTTCATTGACGATTTGAAGGCAAGGCCTTCATTCAAGAACGCGACAACTGAAGAGCAGCTGATGGCGGAGATTGCACGTCTCGAAAATTCAGCGGCGAAAGTCAGTGCCCTGGAAGGCAAGGTCGCGGAACTCACTGCCCAGATTGCGGAATCCCGCAAGGCGGCACACACTGCACTTCTTGACCAGGCGGTCACTGAAGGTAAAATCACCGAGGCTCAGAAGCCCGCATTTCTCTCGCTTCTCGATACAGATGAAGAGAACGCCAAGTCCATTCTCAACTCTCTTCCGGTCCGCAAGGCAGGCAAGCAGGTCGAGCAGTTCATTGATCAGCACGGAGACAAGAAAAGCGACATCCTCTCTATGAGCTGGGATGAGATTGACAAGGCAAACCGCCTCGCCGAACTCAAGAGCAATTATCCGGAAGTCTATCAGCAGAAGTTCGATGAGGCTTTCAAAAAGTAACGTTTAAAAACTGTATAAATTATGGCAATTCAGAAAGAAATCTGGAGCAGGGACATCGTCGAGGGACTCTTCCCTGATAACTCCTTCGCATCTAAAGCAGTCAATGACGACGCATTCGTCAATGAGGGCAAGAAGGTGCACGTACCTAATGCCGGAGCGCCTTCCGGAGTGAAGAAGAACCGCACAAATGTTCCGGCCAGCGCCACCAAGCGCGTTGACACTGACGTCGAGTACACGCTTGACGAATACACCACCGACCCGATCTGCATTCCTCACGCAGATACGGTTGAACTCTCATACGACAAACGTCGTTCAGTAATCTCCCAGGACCGCGAGGAACTTCGTCGCAACGCACACGAAGGTCTGCTTGAGAACTGGGCACCGAAGCAGAAAGAAAGTTTCGTCTATACTTCAGGCGCAGCTAAAGCGGCACACCTGAACAAGGCGACAGGCACACGCAAGGCCCTCACCACTGGTGACGTGCTTGCGCTGATGACAAAGTTTGACACAGAAGACATCCCGCAGGAGGACCGCTATCTCCTTTTGGACGCAGTGATGTACTCCGAGCTTCTTGATTCAATGACCAATACCGACAAAATCGGATTTTTCCAGAAGGCGGACGTCGCCAAGGGAGTGGTTGGAGAACTCTACTCTTTCAAGGTGATGAAACGCTCGACTGTCCTTCGTTACGCTGTGTCAGCAGGAGCGGCCACAGGGCTTGCTTCGACAGAAGCTGCCACCGACTGTGCTGCCGGTCTCGCTTGGCACGTAACCTCTGTCCGTCGTGCACTCGGTGAGGTGAAGATGTTCACTTCTGAAGATGACCCGACCTACTACGGAGACATCTACAGCTTCCTCGTTCGTTGCGGTGGATGCATCTCAAGGTCTGACAAGAAAGGCGTGTGCGCAATCGTGGGCATTACGGCCGAATAGTTCACCGGGCAGCCGGAACACGGCTGCCCATTAAACTTTTATAACAATGGCATTACCAAAAATCAAAGTGGCTTTCCGTAACGGGATGCTTGGCACGGTGACGACCGGAGAGGACGGGGTTCTCCTCCTCTGCGCGAAGGGAACTGCCGTTGCCAACACATTGAAGACGGATAAGGCATATAAAATCTACAGGCTTTCAGGTCTTGAGGAACTTGGCGCGAAGGAGACGACTCACGCGGCTCTGTACAAGGCTGTGAAGCAGTTCTATACGGAGGCACCGGAGGGAACACCGCTTTATGTCGCCGTATATTCAGACGCTTCGATGTCTGCGTTCTGCGACAAGGACAGCGGCAAGCTCCGCTCGATTCTTCAGTCACTGAAGGGTGCTGTGCGCGGAGTCGTCATCCTGCATCCGGATGAAGACAAGGCCGGCACAGTGGAAACGGGTCTGTCGAAGGATGTGTTCACCGCTCTGCCTAAGGCTCAGAAACTGGGCGAATGGACGGCGGAGGAACTCTATGCACCGGTGTTCATCGTCCTGGACGGCTATGCCTACACAGGAAACGCAACTGAACTGAAGGATGTTTCCAAAGAGACGTCGAACAGGGTGATGATTTTCCTCGGCTCGGATAGCCCGACGGAGAAGCACACCGCCATCGGCTACGTCGCCGGACGTATCGCGAAGAGTCCTGTGCAGCGGAATATCGGCCGCGTGAAGGACGGCAGCATATCTGTGACAGAACTCTATCTGGGCAGCAAGTCAGTGGAAGAGGCGATGGACGATGTCTCCGCCATCTACGAGAAAGGATATGTCACGCCTCGCGTGCACGTGGGCAGAAGCGGCTATTACTTCACCGATGACAGGCTTGTCGTCGCGGTGACTGACGACTATGCTCATCTTACCGCCAGAAGGACTATCGACAAGGTGCTGCGCATCGCTTACGACACCCTTCTGAACGGTCTTCTCGATGAGGTGGAACTGAATGATGACGGCACTATGCAGGAGCCTATCATCCGAAGCTGGGAGGCTGAGGTGGAGAAGGCTGTCAACGCATCGATGACTGCTTTCGGCGAACTCGCCGCCATTGACGGCTCCGGAGTGGAGTGCAGCATCGACCCGTCACAGAATGTTCGTTCCTCTTCAACTCTTGAGGTGACTGTGGCCGCACGTCCGTTCGGCTATCCGAGGACCATTGTGGCGAATCTTGGTTTCAAAGTAGAATAGGAGGTCAATAGTATGTTCAACAGTAGAGAATATGAATGGTCAGACGTGAACGTCGTTATCGGCGGTCGTGTCGTCACCGGTATCCGTTCAGTCAAGTACAAGGAGAGCAAGGAAAAGGAAGTGCTCTACGGCAAGGGTAACAAGCCGCAGGGCATCCAGCACGGCAACTACTCCTACGACGGAGAAGTGACTATCCTCCAGAGCGAACTTCAGGCGCTGGAGACTGCTGCAAAAGCAGCCGGTGTCAGCAGCATCCTTGAGCTCAGTATGGAGATAGTCGTGTCTTATGTCGATCCCGGAAAGGGAGGCGTCATCAGCACCGACATCCTTCACGGGGCGGAGTTCACAGAGAGTGAAAAGGGACTGGCACAGGGAGCGAAGTTTATGGAAATCACACTTCCGTTCATCTTCCTGAAGAAGTCTGGTATTTAGTGTCCGGGCCGGTCTTGCCGGCCTGGCATAATTAATTAACAAACAGGAATTATGTACACAATCAACGAAAGCAGAATAGCGGAACTGAAAGAAAAACACGGTTCAGTATATCTTATCAAGGTGGATGACAAGCAGGCTGTCTTCAAGAAGCCGAGCCGTCAGGACCTTTCCTATGCCACGGCCGTTTCAAGCCAGGGCAAGGACGCGGTGAAACTCGCGGAGACAATCTTGAGAAGCACCTTTGTCGAGGGCGACAAGGAGATTCTCGACAATGACGAATACTTCTTCGGTGCTATGCCCGTGGCAATGGAGATGTTCGAGACCAAGCAGGGTGAGATAAAAAAGTTATAGAGCTTGCGGACGGCAGGCTGGAGGCTAATTTCATCGGATACACTGACACGATGATGAGATACTACCTCCATTGCGACCCGGACAAGATGACGGATGAGGAGTGGGCGCAGACCTTTGCGCAGCTCGCTGACATCCGCAAGCGTGAATCAGATGCCAACAAGAAATGAAGCTTATTGATTTCATAATCAAGTTCGCCTCCCAGGGCGATGCGTCGGTAGTCAATGCCGCTTCCAAGATTCAGGGTTCCATTGAATCTGCAGAACAGGCTGCCGATCGCCTCTCCACGACCGTAGGCGGTAAGCTGAAGCAGGCATTTATGAGTCTTCCTGGAGCAGAGTTCTTCACCAATCCGATTGTCGCTATGACGGCGGGAATCGGAACGGTGTCAACTCTCGGAATGCAGGCGGAGAAGACCGCCAAATCATTCGACGTGCTCGTGGGTTCGCAAGACAAGGCAGGCAAGATGCTCGATGAAATCTACGACTATGCTGACAATACTCTCTGGAGTCGAATGGATATGAGTGATGCTGCTCAGAGCCTGTTGGCATACAGTGTTCCGGCAGAGAAGGTCGTCAAGGATCTGAAGATGCTTGGTGACATATCGCTTGGAGACAAGAACAAGATGTCAACCCTCGCAACGGTGTTCGGCCAGATATCGACCGCAGGACGCCTGATGACTCAGGATTACAGGCAGCTGCTCAACGTCGGATTCAACCCATTGTATGACATCTCACAGATGACCGGCAAAAGTATGGCCCAGTTGCAGGACGAGATGTCGAAGGGCGCAATCACATTCGAGATGTTCGAGCAGGCCGTCATTCACGCCACGTCTGAAGGCGGGAAGTACAGCAATATGATAGGTTCATTGGCCAGCACCACTTCCGGCAAATTCGAACAGGTGAAGGGAGCATTCATCGCTTCTCTTCTTGAGGTATATAATCTCATCCAACCTCTTGTAAGCGCCGTTTTATCGGGTTTGAACAGTGTTTTAACGGTGTTAAAGAATGTCATTCCTCATATATCGAGCCTTATTCCTGTAATCGGAGGACTGGCTGCGGCAGTCGCTGCATACAACACTGTACAAATGATATCCAATGGCATTCTTAAAGGCCTGACGATTACTGAGGGCATTCACTATATGTGGCTGCTGCTGGTAGAGAAGGCTCAGTGGCTGTTGAACGCGGCGATGAGTGCCAATCCTATCGGCCTCGTAGTGGCTGCCATTGCTGCTCTTGTCGCCGGGCTCATTCTGGCGTGGAAGAAGTTTGATGGTTTCCGCGCTGCGGTGAAGGCTACCTGGGACACCATCAAGGGCTTCGGAGAGATACTGAAGAATTTTGTCATTGACAGGATTCAAGGTTTGCTCGCGGGCATTGGCAAAGTAGGTGAAGCCATCGGGAAACTCTTCAAGGGAGACTTCAGCGGAGCGTGGGAGTCGGCAAAGGAAGGTGTAAAAGGCATCTCCGGAGTCGAGGCCGCCCAAAAGGCGGCAAGCGCAAGCAAAAACCTGCTGGGAGGTTTCAAAGACACATACTCTTCACGTCTGGAGCAGGAGAAGTCAGGAGTTTCCAATCCTGGCATTGCCGGAATGATAGAGACTCCGAATATGAGTCCGTCTGCCTATGGCACAGGCACGACAAAGAGCGCCGAGTCCATAACGACCGGAGGCACCCGCAACACATCCATCAATATGACTATCACGAAACTCATCGAATCTTTCAACGTGTCAATGGAAACGGCCGAGGATACGAATGAACTACAGGATAGGGTGACAGAATGTATGAACAGGGCTCTCGAAATTGCCCTAAGCGCAGCACGATAGTATGAAAGCGGGAGATTACACTATAAACACGTTCAATTTCAGAAAGATTCTGAATGCGGTTCTGAATCCGTATGTCATCATTCCGGAAATGAACACGACCTCCGTCAAGATGAATGACGGACTGGACTATAACTTTTCGTCAATGACGAAAGAGGAGGCCCTTGAAGTTCTCGCCGTCAACGCGCAAGGTATGCCGATGATGTTTCCGCTCGACCTCCAGATGGACGGTGGCGACTGGTGGAGATTGCCGTATGAGCCATTGATAACAGTCACGGGAAAGAACACTATCGTCAAGAAGAAAGTGTCTAAGGGAGCCGTAAGAGGCTCCATCAAGGAGAGATGGTGCCAGGATGACTACAGCATCTCGATAGAGGGACTTCTTATGGGTAGCGACGGGCAGTATCCGAAGGAGGATGTGATGAAGCTTCGCCGCTTCTGCGAGGCAGCCAAACTGAAGGTGAGATGTCCTCTGTTCGAGGTGTTCTCCATCAGCCGGATAGTCATCGAGACATTCGATTTCCCGATGACAAGCGGACCGCAGAATCAGGGATATAAAATCGGGGCACTCTCCGATGATATGTATAAACTGTTGTTGAAGAAAGAAGACCTCAAAAAGATGTAGGTATGTTCACGATGATGTATGACATAGAGATTGGCGGCTATAAGGTCGGTATCCTGGACGGTGTCGAGGTAAGGCGCAGCGTCGAGACATTGGCGGACAGCGCCGTCATCAAGCTTCCGGCTGCGGAGTATAACGCCGCGCTGGAGGTGGAAGACAAGATCCGTCGTGGAGACACTGTACGCATCCGGCTCGGATATGAGGAGGTCGGAATGACTGAGGAGTTCTCCGGCTATGTGCAGAGGATAGGCACGGACAACGGCACCATTACCATCGAGTGTGAAGACAGCCTCTACAACTTCCGCAAGGAACTCAAGGACGCCCAGTACAAGGACATTTCCTTGCAGTCCCTGCTGAAGAAGGTGATTGCCGAAATCGGAGGAGGCTACACCATAAACTCAACCTATTCGTGGAGTTATTCGAAGTTCGTGGTGTCGTGCGCCACTGCTTATGATGTCCTGAAGAAAGTGCAGGAGGAATCCGGCTCGGACATCTACCTGGAGGGCAAGACTCTGCATATACACGCTCCGGGAGAGAAGATAGGCAAGGATGTACTGTATGATTTCTCTCAGAATGTACAGAAGTGCGACCTCAAGTATTGCAAGGCGGAAGACCGCAAGGTGAAGGTCGTCGTCAAAGCGCTTCTTCCGGACGGGAAGGTGAAAGAGATTGAGACCGGCTCTACAGGCGGAACGAAGATAGAGGTCAAGTGTGCCGCCAATGACGACAAGTCGATGAAGGAGCGCGGCAATGCCGAGGTGAAGCGCAGAAGCTTCGACGGATACGAGGGCAGCATAACGACCTGGCTGTTTCCTGTGGCACTGCCTGGAGACAGTGCACAGCTGCACGACAAGGACTATGACTACAAGGACGGCAAATACTTCGTGAAGGCAGTGACAACGACATTCGACAGCACCGGAGCAAGCCGTAAAGTTGAACTTGGATTCAGATTGAGTTGATATGGCAGGAGAAGCAAGACTGGCGAAGAATATCCGCGACATCGCAGGAAATTCGCAGATTGCCATCTACCAGGGAATAGTCTCGAAGGTGGATGGATCATCCTGTACGATAAAGTTCGGCAGGCAGGAGATTACGGATGTGAGGCTGCGGGCATCATTGTCAAAGAACGACAAGCAGATACTCATCGTGCCTCGCGAGGGAACGGCGGTAGTGGTCGGCTCCCTTTCCGGAGACCTTTCGGAACTGGTAGTCCTGAAGGTGGATGAAATTGAAAGCATCGAGGTTAACGGCGGCAAGCTCGGAGGCCTCATAAACATAGAAGATTTGACAAAGAAATTAAACAACCTTGTGAATGAAGTGAATGCGCTGAAGAATAAATTCAACACGCATACGCACACTGTGGCGACTACAGGCACATCAGCAGCTCAGAGCGGAACTGCGGCTCCTGTGACATCACCGGCGTCTGCGGCTTCGAAATTCGACAAGGCTGATTATGAAGACAAGACAATAACTCACTGATATGGCAGGATTGCAGCTCATAGATATGGATCTTGACATCAAGGTCGTGAAGGACTCTTCCGGGAAGATAGAGTCCGGATTGGTGTTGGCGGACACATTGTCACAGAACCAGGCACTCATTCTTCAGCTGCACAAGGGTGAACTGAAAGATGATGTCTCAGTGGGCGTCGGCATCGCCGATATGCTTCTTGATGACGATGTGCTTGGCTGGAGAAGCGAGATTCGCGAACAGATGGAAATGGACGGTCAGACGGTTAACTCCGTGGAGATAACTTCTGACGGAATAGTGATAGATTCAAAATATTGACGGCTATGGACAAGAGAGTAACAAATGACAATTCGAGTGAACGACAGTTCATTCTTGCCGTATGCCTCATCTTTTTCGGATGTTCGCTGTTGCTTGCCGGCTTCATCGTAAGCCCTACGGGTGTCATTCACAACTCCGTGCTTGCAGCGTTCGGCGAAATCTGTACGATGGTCGGGGCTATACTTGGCATCAACTACGCCTCGCACAAAAAAGTCGAGAAGATAAGAGAGGATTTGTATGACCAGATAATGAAAGGAGAGAAAAAAGATGAAAATTCTGATTGATAACGGCCACGGCATCGAGACGCCCGGCAAACGCTCACCTGACGGGATTCTCAGGGAGTACAGGTATAATCGTGAAATAGCAGCTGTTCTCGTCCATCAGCTCCGCGAAAGAGGGTACGATGCGGATCTGCTCGTGCCGGAAGATGAGGACATCCCTCTTGCCATTCGCGCAAGGAGAGTGAACAGGATGTGCGAGACGCTGGGAAAAGACAATGTTCTGCTTGTTTCCATCCATTGCAACGCTGCGCCTCCGGATGATGGAGGGTGGCACAAAGCAAGAGGTTGGAGTGCCTACACTACTGAGGGGTTTACCGAGTCGGATGTCTTTGCCGATTTTCTCTACGCAGCTGCTGAAGAGGTGTTCACGAAGGAAAAAGGATTGTCGGTCCGCAAGTTCCGGAATGCAAAGTATGAGAAAGACTGGGAAGCCCAGTTCTATATCCTCAGAAAGACCTTGTGTCCGGCTGTGCTCACCGAGAACTTCTTCCAGGACAACAAGGCAGATGTCAAGTATATGCTCTCGGCTGCCGGAAGGAAAGACATCGTGAGTGTCCACCTTACAGGTATCGAGAATTATCTGAAGAACAGAAAGAGATGAAACGTTTGTTTACCATAATGCTTGTTTGTTTGGCAGCCGTTTCCTGCGGCACGGCATCGAAAGTGTCGCAGGAACAGACGGCTCAGACAACGGTTGCGGTGGTTGACAGCTTGAGGCTCCGGAGAGAGATTCAATCAGCACTGGAGGAGACGATCATCGCGAACCTCACATTGGAAAAGGCAGAATCACTTGAGATGGTTACAGAACGGTTCTCCACTCCGGACAGCACAGGGGCGACGCATCTTCAGGAGAAGACGACAGTCCGGTATAAAGGTGAAGCCAAAGGACACAAGGCGACCTCAGTGGAAAAGACCGTGACTGCCTCAGAGAGTGTCGTGAAGGACAGCATATCAACCGGTGAAGCCAAGTCTGACTATCACGAGGTGATTTCAAGCGAAGAAGCACCTGCCAAGACTTCCCGTACTCCGTGGATTGTCAGAGTTCTGGGGTGGATTGGAGGATTCACCGTCGTGTTTCTGGTGTTATGGGTTCTCAGAAAATTCAGAGTAATATGAAAGTGACAGCAATGAACGGACAGACGCTTGCCGATATAGCAGTGCAGGTGTATGGAACAATAGAGGCAATGCCTGTCATTGCCAATGCCAACGGCATCTCGATGTCTGATGACCTGACGACAGGGCAGATAATCGAGTGTCCGGATAAGGTCTTCGACCAATACCTTCAGGACTATGTCCGAAACAATAATATCAAACCGGCGACAAAACAATGACACGAACAATATCAGATATCAAAAGAAGTATGACCGACCAGTTTATGGCAGAGCCGGTCATACGGGAGAAATACGGCTTGAGTGCGAATGACTCGTTTGATGAGAAGTTTTCCAAGGTCAGTCTTGAGAATATATACTTCTTCATCGTGGCTGCTGCCATATTCGCTCTTGAAGCCATTTTCGAGCAGTTCAAGACAGATGTGGACAATCGGATTGCTGAAGCAGTGCTTGCGTCCATTCCTTGGTATCACAAGGTATGTATGGACTTCCAGTATGGTGACGAACTGGTCTATGATGAGAAGACTAAGACCTTCGGGTATGCTGAAATGAACGAGAGCAAGAAACTCATCAAGTACGCAGCTGTCAGGGAGAATGCTTCAGGAATCAATATCCTTGTGTCCGGAGATGAAAACGGAGTTCCTAAAGCCCTTTCAGATGATGTTTTAACGGTGTTCAAGACGTATTTGAACAAGCGGAAGCCTGCCGGAGTACTCTTTCAGGTGTACAGCTATGACCCTGACTTGATTCAGCTGGATTTGACGGTGCAATATGATCCTATGCTGCTGAATGCGGACGGCTCGATAATCGGGGATACGGCAAAGTTTCCGGTAGAGAGCGCCGTGAAAGAATACCTGTCAGGCATTGTATATGGCGGCACTTTCAACAAGACCAAGCTCGTTGATGCAGTTCAGGGCGCTACAGGTGTCGTCGATGTCGTTTTAGGCGACGTGCGCACAAAGCCGATGACCAAATCGGAGTTCTTCTTGGCACAGGGAAATAATGTGGTATCGGTGAGTGGTGCTTTCGCTGTGGATTCACTTAAAAATACGATAAGTTATGTTCAAGAACTTTAACATACAGGCCTTTTGCCTGAAGCTGCTTCCTCCAATCCTCAGGAAGGATAGGATTCTGGCATTCCTCCGTGTTCTGCTTTCTCCACTTGAAAGCATCCTCGCCCGGTTCAGAAATGTCGTGGTGGATACTGACGTCCGCTTGTCGCACAATTCTTTCACGATATATCTTGAAAAATTTCTCAACGACCTTCTCGATGCCACAGAAAGAAGAATATATATAGCAGATATCATCGATGATTTCTCAGTGTATCTGTCAATGAAAGATGAAGCTGCCATATATGAAGATTCTATGACTCTCAAAGCGGAAGGCTTGGATACGCTGATTGTCCCATCGGAGAGACCAGACAGATTGACGGGGCGCTTCGGCGTTTATATACCCAAAGAACTTGATTCGGAGAGCAATCGACGGCTCATCAAACAATGGGTCGATTATTATAAAATGGCAGGAACCAATTATTCGATAGAAACGTATGGATAGATTTTTAACTTTCGAAGGACGTCAGCCTATATGGCTCGATGACTTCAATTTTATGCAGGATGCTGTTGAGTCGGACATCAAGAAATTGGTGGACTCTCTTTTGGAGCAACTGGACTATGATGGTACCTCGGCCGTCATTTTGTCCGGATGTAAAACATCGAGTGAATACACAGCAACATCAACCTATACCGAAGGTGTAATATATTCAAATGGAAAGCTCTTCAAAGTCAAACAGTCAACCGTGAGTAATAGGAATAATCTACCAGGTTCATATCTGACATTCACAGTAAATAAAGAATATGATACTGCTGGAGATCGTACTATGATTGACTCAGGGGAAGAAAAGTCTTGTTATGAGAAACCGGTCGCAGCGCTTACGAGGACGAACTCTGGGCCTCACCTTGTGCGTCTGACGAATCTTATCAGACGCAAATATGGCGAAAAGTTATTGTACGAAGGCACCCTGGACGGATTTAAGTTTCGCTTGGTTCGAAAAGATGAAACCTATTTTCTCTCCGGAAGATTCGCTACGGAAGGAGGCCCATTTACCAAAACATTTACTGTTGTCGACGAGGAGATGCGTCAGGAAGTAAGGTTTGTAATTCCTGGACGATTCCTCTCATCGGGAGAGACGATCGGTATAGCAGGTTATCGTTCTAATAGAGGACAAGGAACAGAAATCGTCTATGTCACAGTCAAGCCTGGCACTGCTGAGAATGCGGTAGATGTTACGGTATCTATACCATCGACACTGCCGGAAGCTGCACAAGGTTCTTTCTCTATGATTCTTAAAACGCGGATCTGATGGAAGCAATAAGAATTGGAAATGACATTGTGGTAAGGTGGGATATCTTCCGCAATGGTGCTCCGGCAGAGCTGGAGAAGATAGATGATTTGGCCATCGTGCTCTCTTGCAGAGGAGAGCAGAGACGAATCACCGACTACTTGATTGAGGACAATACATTGGTCTTCACTTTCTATGGCCGCGACCAGAAGAAGACGGGAGCTTATACATTGACCTACATCGAGAATGAATCCCGTCCAGGAATGCACACAAGAGATGAGGTGGATGCGTTCATTCTTGTGGACTCATCTGCTAAGGCAGGCTCAGATGGTTGCCAATGCTGCGTGCAGGCGTCCGCTGTCGTGGAATTGAGCTCAAAAATATCTGTTCCTTCAGATGGATTGTCTGCCTACGAGGTGGCGCTGAAAAACGGCTTTGTAGGCAGTGAGGCCGAATGGCTCGCGAGTCTGAAGGGCGATGCGTTCACTCCTGATGTGGCGACAGAACAGGACATCCTCGATATGTTTGGGGAAACATTGTAGAACACTAAAAATTCGCATTATGACTAAATTCATAACACTTGATGCTCTGAAGGTATTTCTTCGGGAAATCAAAAGGCACATCGCTCTGGCTGTAAGGCAGCAGGTCGATGTGACCTATGCCGAACTGGTAGAACTGCGCGATAATGCCAAGCTCATTGCCGGTTGCTTGTATCGCATCACCGATTATGTGACGAAAGTCTATTCCGCCTCCGGATTTGAGCGCAGCGCAGAACACCCATTCGACATCATTGTTCGTGCTCTTTCGGAGAATACTCTTGCGGAGGAGGCGTATGTCGCACCTCGCAAAGGCGATGAGTATTTTGTGAATGCAAATCTCAACGCCTGGAAAGTATGGTACTGTCTGGACAATGATGTCACAAAATATACCTGGGCTGATGTTACGAACGGAAAAGGCGTCATCTACAGGATGATTGACGAATGGCAGAACGATATGCCATACGACTTCAAGAATGTGCAGTATAAGCGTTTTATGGTGAGTGACCATTCCAATAATGGCGAACTCGCGACATTGGAGGGACGATATCTTGCGTGGGGGCTTGAGACAGACGCACCAAGGGATCTTAGCGTAGATTATACAGATTTTGAATGGAGATATACTTTCGGCGTAGAAGAAAATGCTGAAGTTGATTATTCACTGAATAAACAACCTGTGCCATACACCGAGGATAAGATGTATTGGAAGCAATCCAATAAATTATGCTGCGCTAAAAATAGATGTGGAAACTATTGTGTGCTTGTTTGTGTGGACGAAAACTTCCATAAATCATTCTCCTTGAATGACGTGGTTATGATGGCGTCAATGACTGAAGATATTTACGGAGAATGTTTGGAGAATACGTTAGGTGAAAACAACTATCATATAACATTGCATTCTAATCCTGAAGGCATTCATTTGGGTAACAGTTCGTCGGCGAATATCATTGGTGGGTATGGTCTCACATTCGGGAACTACTGTAATTCTCTCACATTCGGGAACAACAACCACGATATGACATTCGGGAACTACTGTGATAGTCTTACATTCGGGAACGATTGTGGAAGTATGACGTTCGGGAACTACTGTAATTCTCTCACATTCGGGAACGATTGCTATTCACTCACGTTCGGGAACGATTGTGGAAGTATGACGTTCGGGAACGGTTGTTCTGATATGACATTCGGGAACAACAACTACGATATGACATTCGGGAACAACAACCACGATATGACATTCGGGAACGGTTGTTGGTCTTTCACATTCGGGAACAACGTCCATAATGGTACTGTGTTTGACGGAGTTCTAAACTTGGAAATACTTGGAGCCGAGGACAGTGCAAAGGCAGTACAGAACTTCGTAATCCTCACAGGAACATATCCTTCAGGTAACAATAAAGTAGTTGTTCCTTTCGAAAAAGGAAAGAGTTACACCCAGATGGCAGGCGTAAATTCTGCCGGGAATTTGGCTGTTTGGATACCCGCTGACGTTGCATAAATTGTGATGACATTTGCCTATTGTTGCAAATATAGTGTGATAATAGGCAAATATTCTTCCACTCATTTGAGAACCATAACCGTATAAGAGATTGACAGCAATGATTTTGCACATATAAAACAGTGACAGGCAAACTAATTGTTCCCGAACTAATTTTAATAAATATGTTGCAAAAGATTCGTTATCGTTTAGTATTCAACCGCTCTGGCAGACTCAACTCCAGAGGGGAAGGCTTGATTCAAATCGAATGTGCCCAGGCCTTGCGAAAGATTTATTTCTCAACACACACCTACGTGCGCCCTGAAAGATTTAAGCACGGCCAAGTGGTAGGTGATTGTGCAGATAGTTTGAACTATGCTCTTTATCTGATGGTTCAAGATATTGAGCGCGTAGAATTGGAGTACATCAAACGAGGTGTCGATGTTAATTTAGTGACCTTAAAAGAAGCGGTAAAAGCCCATATATCGCCTGCTGCGAAACTATGCGATTTCGGTATAGAAGTAGTCAAGCAAAGCGACAGAAAGGACTTGACCGTAGCCAATTACAAGACACTTCTGAACAACATTGAACGCTTCAGAAAAGGCGCTCTAATTACGGACATAGACTATCAGTTTATCGTCTCTTACGACAAATGGCTTCGAGAAAGCGGCATTATGCACAACACCAGAATATCCAGACTTCGTCTCTTGAGAGCTCTGCTGAATGAAGCTAAGAAGAGGGACATCATATCGGTGAATCCTTTTGATCGCTTCAGAATCCAGCAGATGGTGTCAAAGAAGGGTTATGTCACGGTTGACCAGCTTCATAAGCTTGAGAAACTGACATTGAAAGGACGTGAGGACATTGTACGAGATGCTTTTCTCTTGGGCTGCTATACAGGGCTCCGTTTCTCTGATATATCATCCCTTAGACAAGACAACATCAACGATGGTTGGTTGTCAAAGAAAATGCAAAAGACAGGAGGTGTTGTTGAAATTCCGTTGAAAGAAATTTTCGGAGGGAAAGCACTGCTTCTCATCGAGAAGTACAAGGGAGACGTCGGTAATCTCACTAAGAAGTTGGGGAATAACCAGTCTGTGAATAAAGTCCTGAGAGGGCTGCTCGATAGAGTGGGTGCGGATCCGAAGATTACCTTTCACTCATCACGCCACACCTGTGCAACGTTGCTTGGACAAAAAGGTGTGGACATATCAGTAGTTCAAAAGATTCTCGGACATACCAAGATGCAAACTACTGAAATATATAGGGAGGTGGACCGTTCCACCATAATGAACAGTTTAGGAAAATTAAAACGTAAATCAAATGGAAAATAAACGATTTTTGATTAGCTCTAAAGCATTCTTCAGTGGAATGGAAGGCTTCGAGCCGAAAGATTCGGACTTTCTGACATTAGTCAAGACCGGCAATGGATTCTCTCACTTCTATCAAATGACAGATGGTACTTGCTGCCACTACATTTTTATCAGGAAGTCGAAGAAGGAAATGATTGACTATGCCCTGAATAATGGACCGGCAATGCAGGTAGGAAAGTTTCTCGTGCCCGCTGTAGCTGCTGAGTTGAAACTTACCATCCAAGATCTCAAAAAGCTCAAACCACTCATAACCAAACTTGATGTCGAGCATATTTATGAGGAGGCAATCTATGAAGCCTATATCGAGAATAATGGCTTTTTCCTCACTGACGAGCAACGCCAAAAGGCATTCGGCCTTTATAGGGCAGCAAGACCTTATCCAATAGGCAAAGGAAGACGCCAACGCTAAGATGAAAGAAGCACCGTTTAAATGCGAATCAAACCACATTTGAACGGTGCTTTACTATATGTGTGTCAAATATCCCTCACATCTCGTTTTCAACCAAAACCATCGCATTTCGTTTCCCTACACGACACATTTCGTTTTTGCGATTATAAGCGACGGAATTGGCAGATGTTTGTTATACGCGAATGTTCGAAGGCTGCACGAGCTTAACCGAAGCTCCGGAACTTCCTGCGAAGGAGTTGGCTTATGAGTGTTATTCTAATATGTTCAATAGCTGCACGAGCTTAACCGAGGCTCCAGCTCTTCCTGCGACGAAACTGGCTAAGAGGTGTTATGAAAGTATGTTCAATAGCTGCACGAGCTTAACCAAAGCGCCGAACCTTCCTGCGACTGAATTGGCTGGGAGTTGTTATTCTCATATGTTCGAAGGCTGCACGAACTTGTCGAAGGCTCCGGATCTTCCAGCGACTGATTTGGATTATAGTTGTTATGAAAGAATGTTCTCAGGCTGCACAAACTTAAATTATATCAAGGCTTTGTTCACCGATGAACCTTCCATAAAAACAACTGAAGGCTGGCTTTCAGGCGTCGCTCCTACCGGCACTTTCGTCAGGAGCAAGGACGCCACTTGGGATGTCAGGGGAGACGACGGTATTCCAGAAGGATGGACCGTTGAAAGTGATGCGGGGACATCGGATGACCCTCAAAAGCCCAATCCGGATGAGCCTTCTTATCTTACGTTCGTGTCTTCAGGAGAGTCAACGATTAGTCTGATTAAAAATGGTTATCCAGACCCGATCACTTTGGAATACAGCACGAATGATTCTGCTTGGACGCCATATACTATCGGGGAAACTATATCTCTATTAGATGGAGAAAAGTTGATGTTTAGAGCAGGAATAGTACGCAATAAGTCTTTCTCTTGTCGTTATGAGGGATATTATAATTTCAAGATTTCAGGAAGCGTGGCCGCTATGGGTAATATAATGTCACTTCTTGATAGGAAATGTAGCCGTAATTCTGTACCTAGTTACACTTTTTTTAATTTGTTTTCAGACTGTACGGGTTTAACCTCAGCCCCAGAGCTTCCAGCGACTGAATTGGCTGAATTTTGTTATAGAAGGATGTTCTATGGCTGTACGAAATTAACAACGGGTCCAGAGTTGCCTGCGACGAATTTGGCGAAAAATTGTTATTGGGGTATGTTCTATGGCTGCACGAACTTAACGAAAGCACCGGATCTTCCTGCGACGAATTTGGCTTCTGGGTGTTATACTTGGATGTTCAGGGGTTGTACGAGCTTAACCAAAGCGCCGGAACTACCTGCGATGACTTTGGCTCCAGTGTGTTATAATGGTATGTTCAGGGACTGCCCGAACTTAACCGAGGCACCGGATCTTCCTGCGACGAATTTGGCTTCTGGGTGTTATTGGGGTATGTTCTATGGATGTGCGAGCTTAACAAATGCTCCTGACCTTCCTGCGACTGAACTGGCTGAGAGTTGTTATTCTAGTATGTTCAAAGGCTGCACGAGTTTAGCTAAGGCTCCGGAGCTTCCTGCGACGGAATTAGCGAAGAGTTGTTATTCTAGTATGTTCGAAGGCTGCACGAGCTTAAGTTATATCAAGGCATTGTTCACTGATGAGCCTTCTAGAGAAACAACTGGTGGCTGGGTTTCAGGCGTCGCTCTTACCGGAACTTTCGTCAAGAGCAAGGATGCTACTTGGGATGTGTGGGGAGATAGTGGAATCCCGAAAGGTTGGACTGTTGAAAGTGATGCGGGGGCATCTTATCTTACATTTGTTTCCACTGGAGAGTCTACGGTAAGTTTAGTTAAAAATGGTGATCCAGCCTTAATAACTTTGGAATATAGCACGAATGATTCTGCTTGGACGCCATATACTATCGGGGAAACTATATCTCTATTAGATGGAGAAAAGTTGATGTTTAGAGCGGGAAAGGATGGCAATGATTACTTCTCATTAAATAGTAGTCATTATTATAATTTTAAGATTTCAGGAAGCGTGGCTGCAAAGGGCAATATCATGTCGCTTCTTGATAGCAATAGTTCGTTAAATATATAAAAGTTATATCCCGGCGCGAACGCCGTAGAATAAAAGTTCTTTGAAATCAGTGTTATTTAATCGCAT